CAGATTAGCTGAAAAATCAAATTGTGAAGGTCCGTTTCCATCCAGACCATCAGTTACAATGTACGAACAGGTAATTACGGTGCCGTTATCAAGTTTTTTACCAAAAATACCGTCACCAAACAGAACTTCGTACTTTTCGTCCTTAACTTCTTGTAAAAGATAGATTTCAGAGTTGGCGTCAATGTTAAGAATGTTGTCTACAACCGTATATTCTCTTCCGAGACCAGTTTCAGAGGGCCCTTTTATCCTTACTTTGAGTGTTGAGGTATCAATGTGGGGATTATTGAGAATAAAACGCTGATCAAGCGATCCATTGACTACAAATTGCTTTGTTAAGTACGTTCCTTGGTAAATTTCTACGTCTGTGAACGTTGCAAGTCTAGGTCCGTTAGTATCACCAGCTGGATTTGTTAAAGGAGAGGTTGTTGTAACGTCTGCAGGGATAGAAAACATGTATGATGTGTTGTCATACGCTCCAACACACACCAAACCTGCCTTCAAAGTGCAAGTTCCGCTCTCTCCGACAAAAGGAACAGTAAAACTAACCGTAGTTTTTGCCGCAGTACGCGATCTGGGCAAATAACCGATGTTTCTAGCTAAAGAAACGACGTTTTCTCGCAAAGTTGCCGAATCCAAGAAGGATTCGTTAGCCACCATGTTGGCATTGAACGCCGAAATGTAAGTATTATACGCCAGCGTGTCAATTAAGACCGAAAAATTGGACCCTTCAAAGTCAAAATCCGTGAAATTGCTGTTTGCACGGAGATAATCTTTGATGGATGCCCTAATTTGGTCAAAATCTATGTTTGCAAACTTAGTGAGTGGCATTTTTTATCGGGTCGCTTCTAATATGAAGGTAAATTCTTGTGCTGTTACTGCTTCACCAACGATATCAAAGGAAACCGTTACCTCAAATTCGTTTTGATCGGGTCTTGGATCTACAGTTACGTTAACATTATCCACTCTAGGCTCGTATGCGTAGATTACTTCGTAAATTTGAGTCTCAATTGCAGATGCAGTACCGTAATCTACGAAGTCAAATAGTAATCCTGTGACATCTGTACCCAAATCTGGTTGGAAGAACCTCTCAGTTGGAATAGTTTGAACCAAATTTCTCACTGCACGACGAATCGCGTTCTCATTCTTAAGAACTTGGAGGTCCTTGGTCACAGGATGTGGCTTGAAGGACAAGTTTATATCTTTGAATGACTTACTTATCCTATTTGTAGCCATGGAAAAGACAAGAATCTGACCTATTTATAGTGGTTTTCCGTAACTGGGTTCTGTTCCATACTCCCAGTCGTCATAATCTTCGTCATTTCTGATCTCTTCATGCAGTAGAGTCTGCTTTTTGAGGTCATGTTTATGATCGCCAACTACTTCTCTGAGCAGTTTATCGCATTTTGGGTCTGTGATGAGGTATTTTGTGCCAAATTCTTCACTCATCATGTCCGAATTGTGGTCGGGAACTGGATGATTAGACATTTTAGCCCTCCGTAAAGTTCTTTCAGAGAACTTTTAGAGGGGTTGCTATCCCTTATTGCTATTTATTTTACCCAGAAACCTTTTCGTAGGTAATCTTTTGATTCTATGAAGCGATATCCATCAAAATTTACTGGTCTATCTCCGTTCCAAACTGGAATTGCTTCGCTATTACCATATCTAAAATCTGGATTTTGGCGAAAATGCACCTCAATTAGTTTCCCACCAATAAATTCGCAGTTAATCCAGTCATAATGTCCATGTAATTGGTCCAAGATTTCTGGAAATTTTATTTTTCTATCAATTTTTTCCCATTTTTTCCATCGGTAGAGATCACTTTCTAGATCACGATCACCGATTACTGTCAATTTTTGTTCTTTGTTGTGAAAATCTACACTAATGTGGTCTCCTTCAAAGATTTCACACCAAAATTCACTTGGATGATATGACTCTGTGTACTTGTAAATGTATTCTATCCGAGCAAAACGGCCCATTCCAAGTAAATTCATACTCGGACGAACAACATAAAAGTCGGGTTTGGGAACTGTGGTGCCAATAGGACCACAAGTATAACCCAATACCCGACTTAGCAGTAACTTATTATAAACCCAGAGGTCATGTGGATGAATATAATTCCATTCTTGATCTCCCTCCAGGTACATAGTTTTACTTACCTTGACCGCGATACTTTTTACGAGCCTTGTTTCGTGAAGTTGCAGAATAACGAGTATTCTTTGAATTGCCCTGACAAGTCATTTTGGGTTTGCCGGGTTGAAACTTAATTGCGCTGGTGCCAACTTTAGATCGTACTGCCATTAGTCCTCATAAGTAAAGATTTCATGCCGAAAAGACGAAGGTGCGAATTTCGCCTCTTGAGTCATATAATACTCTTGGGCATAGAAGTCCATTTTATCCATAAACTGATCTTTTGTCAAGGCCTCACCTACGAGTGTTTCGACGCCGCTTCCGGGGTCACGCTGGTAGATATTATAGAACTCCTCTTTGGGAGCAGGACGCTTCTTACTTTCCATAATCTTAAATAACGCGGGGTTTTTCATGTCCAACGCGGATACGAGGATCGCACCAGATCTCAAAGCCTGCTTCTTTAGCATCGAGACAGAACGATACGTCTTCACCGCACATATCCTGAACGTCGCCAGACTCAAAGACTTGCATCTTGGGAGCGAACCAGGGATACTTCATCTCAGGGTGCTCAAAGACACCGTGCTTAATCATCAACCATCCGAAACCTGCATAGTCCACGGTGAAGGGCTTGTTACGGTTCTTCATCGTCTCCAAGGTCTCGTGATTCATCACACCACCATTCTTGGCGAATGCGTCTTCATCCAACCAGTGAGCCACCGAGGTGGTCATGCCATCTTCGGTACAGTACCAACCACATGCAATCTCCTGATCCATCAGAACGAGTTGCCAGAACTTCTCGGTGTTGAAGACAATATCCGAGTCAATCCAGAGTTGATAATCATACTTCAGTTTGCCGTCCCAGGGAATCTGATCAGGACCGCGCAGCACGTTTGCACCTAAGCACTTACAACGTGCGAAGTTCACCATACTGCTGTAATCTTGGGAGATCTGAATCTGAGCTCCGGCGTGAACAAGATCAAAACAGAGTTGAACAAAGTTCTTCAGAAATGTATAAGAGACTCCTCGACCAGGCAGACAGAACACAATGCTCTTGCCCTTGACCATCTCTCGTGCTTTATTATAGTCCCATTCAGACTCTGCTTTCTTGATGGGAGTTTTCGCTTTTACTGTAAATCCTTTCGCCATGAGTAATAGTGTACTTCAAATGAATTATAACTGATAGTATCTATAATGTCAATACGAGTGTTCTTCACGATCTGGAAGAACCTCTAAGGGCTGCACTTCTAGATTCTTTTTTCTTTGCTCAGCGAACCATCCTGGCTTACTGATTAATTCTTCCATTTGCTCGACAGTTAGATTGTGTGCAACTACACCATTCTCGTCGTATATGTGGAAGATCTGCTCAGTGGTTATCATGGATATCTCTCTGAATCATACTGTATTATATCAGAAACTCTCGAAATTTTCCAAGTCTGTCACGACAAGTTCATTGCCGTCCTCAGTAATTACTACTTCTGTCCCATCGTACCATCCGAGTTCATTGACAGTACTCTCAGGCAATTTAATCACATAACTTCCATCTATCGGATCGACCTCTACGACGGAAATTATGGGTCCGGAATTTTTTTGCATTCGTGGATCCCTTTTCCCATTTTCGATTATATATGTCTTTCGATAACTCACTCGATCTGGGTCGTTTATAGATTAGGGATGTTAGCTGTTTTTAAACAACGCCCGCCGACATATAACAACATAAAAACGGGGCAACTGTCAATAACAACTGCCCCGTCTCTGTGTATAACTTAGACCTCTCTCCAGAGGTACATCAACTTGAAGTAATCGTCAGACTTAGTGTAGCCGAAGGACCTGACTGATTTGGTAGTCCTACCGATGGCATCTGAGTGGACTGACTTACTCTTTGCCCACGTCGGGCGGGTATAAGACTTGGCGGAGACTTGGATGCTCATGATGTAATCAGAAGGAGTTCAGAAGGGCTTGAGTTTCGGAGTCAATCTGCTCTTTGGGATAATAGTCATCCTCTACAAGTGCAGCGACCAACTCATCTTCGGGGAAGTCAAAGATCTCAGCGTGAAGGTCGTTGAATTCGTTGAACATTTCAGGGAAAGAGTAAAGAACAGGTGGGGAGTGAGTTAACCTCAGACCAGCAGATCAGAGGCGGCAAGTGTACCGAGGCGCATTCCAGAGGTAAACTTAGTGGTGAAGAATTCGGTGCCATTGTAGAGGCGAATGAACCACTCATAATTCTTCTGGAATACACGCTCGCCTGCAATTCCGTGCTCAGAAAGAATAGCATTCAGGCGGGACTTGGTGGTAGCAGTCTGATGATCACCATCGTACAATTTGATCCCCTTGTCATCAACAATAGCGATCAGATTGTCGTGCAGGTAGACAAAAGAAACATCCTCTCCCATATTGTTGAGAGTGATAACCTGAGTGTTATCAAGTTTGAAATCTTCGCCGTTGGTGATAGCGGCGTTCATTTGCTGTTCGATCTTACGCATGATCTGAGAGGGTGTAGGGCGTGTGTGGGGGGTGTCCCCTCCACTTCCTTAAGATACCAGCGGAGGGGGGGTCTGTGGGGGTTTGGTGGACAGTTTCAGAATTGGGGGATCTTTGCTTTGGCCTCCTCCTCGTATCGGTCAGCGTAGCAGCCTGCGAACCACCAGCCCTCGTGAGCCTGGATGCGGCCGGCAAAGGTGCTTTGC